GTATAAGCTTCTATTAATGAACCATATAATAAACAATTTGGAGCATTGTCACTCAACCAACTTGTTCCATCTGCTGTAGTTGTCATAGATTGAGGTCTATATTCATAATGTAGTTCTGCTGTTAAATTTGCATTAGGAGTAGGTGCTAATATAAATGTATCATCATCAAATCTAGCGTAGTATTTAGGTATTCCTGTTACAGAGCTATTTGGATAAGCCTCTCTAAGAAAAGCTACATCTTTATATAATAAAAATTCATACCCACTATTATCTATAGCAAGTGAATGTGGTGCTAAAAAGTCAGAAGGAGTAGCTAAATACTGATTACTAGCTGTTACATTTCCAGTTACATTTTTTCTAGAAAATGGTAATGAAACTAATTTTTGTATTCTATCTTCTGTATTAACAATAAACTCGTCTAGATTGTTTACAAAAGTTACTTCTGTATTATTTGTATAATCTTGTATTGCTGTTTTTAATGTTGTAAATGTCCAAGCCATTATTCTATACTCACTTTAACTGTTCCTACTTCAGTCCTAGATATTAAACCTGTTCCTGATACTGGATTAAATCCATAATAAGATGTTGATTCTTTTCTTCCCCTATCTGGTCTTGGATCAAACAATGCTTGATTATCTGATGTATCAACTTCCCCAATTTTAAGTTGTGGATGATCTACATCAAAACAATAAGAACAAACCTTTAATCCATTACGAATACTATCTTGTATTTCATATTTTAAATCATTTAGCTTATAAGTAAAACCACATCTATCGCAGTCTCCTAAAGCTCTCTTACCTGCCGCAAACATTATGAATAAGAACTAAGGTCAGGTACAAATCTAACTGAAGCCTTGTCTCTGTCTGCGTCACTCACGTCATTCCAAAGCTCATCATACCTTTGCTTTATCATTGGAACTCTATTTTGTGCTTCTGGCATTTTGCAAGCTAAGTTATAAGCTAGTGCATATGTTAAACAAGGAAGATATCTACTAGGAACATCAGGATTGTTACTTGCTACATCTCCTGCATCTTCTATTCTTTTTATGTAATCGTAAACTAATGTATATGTTTCTGACGCATCTGGAGTTGCCCATAAAACAATACTATTTGAACTAGTTCCTTTATCTACAAAAAACTGTGTAGGCTTTGATTGTAGTAATTTTACAGCTTGATGATTGTATTCTGTTCTAGATATTCTATTAAGTCTTTGGTCAAACTGATTAGTTATTTCTCCAGCATCGGTTCTAATAAAAGCATCTACTACTTCTAAAGCACTTGATTCTATTTCGTAGCTACCTGTTCCAGCAACAAGAGTCTGTGTACCTTGCTCTATCTTCCAAAGGTTTAATCCTTTGTTTTGCCATTCTAAAAATATAAGATTTAGAGCTCTTTTAGCTCCTCTATAATCATAACCTGAACGAAGTTCACTACCGCATAGATCATAGGCTTCTTCCATGATATCGGCTAAGTCTAATGTAAATGCTGTTGTTCCACTTGTTGCCATTATTTATCCTTTATTAACACTTCCACCTTCTACGAGCCTGCCTAATTCTTGAGTCAGGATCGTTTCTGGTTTCTGCTGAACTATTTTTTAGTTGTCCTGCTGATCTTGCACAATAAGACTTTCTTCGTTTAGCTGCTTTACTACCTTTCTTTACTGTACCAGTTACTGCTGTTTTTAACTTAGAACCAGGATTTGCTTTGCGATAAGCAGCAACTCCTTTCTTAGTCATTCCAGCACCAGACTTAGTAGAACGATAGTTAGCACCTTTACCTTTAGTCGTCTTAGGTATAGGACTATCTTTTTTTCTCATTGTAAAAAACTATTTAATAGTTATTTATTTTTTTTCATTGATGGTTCGGTCATTCCACCGCCACCAAATCTTTTCTGAACATCATCTTTGTTAGACATAGTTTTGTCCATCATCATTGTTTTTCCGCCACCCATATATAGCTGACCGCCTTTACGATACATAGCACTCATAGGAGCTCTTGGCATCATAGTATTCATAGTCTTTCCGCCCATATTGTAATCTTCTGGCAATCTTTTCTTTTTTAATCCACCTGGCATAATAAATTCCTCTATTTTTTAACAGATTTAACTGTTGGTTTTTTTTGTTTATAATTGTTTTTAAGCATGAAATACAGTCATTGTTAAAAATGTTGATACTGTATATTGAATATAAATGCCATCAACAAATAACACACCTTCGTCTGGTATGACTACATCTCTTGTTGCATCAGCGTCACCTACAGAACTTAATCCTAAAATACTTGTTCCGCTAGGAGAGTTCTTTAGAAAATCTACAGTTCCTGCTGTTGCTGTGCTGGTTAAAAATACACCTTTCAATCTACTTCTACCTGCAAATACTACATCTGCTGCTGAAGCATTAACTCCTGCTGAGACATTGCCTGCTGGGTTACCCACAGCAGTTATCGAAGCAATAGTTAAAAAGAACACCGCTCCAGTAGCTGTACCTGCATTGGCACCTGTAATGGATTCTGTTTGAGCAGCTCCATTAATATCAGTTCCCACAACAGTAAATGATTTACCAGAGTCATTCCCAGCAGAAAGAATCGTTACAATCCTTCCATGACTGAGTGCAACTGCACCACCTGAAGCTAACGCACCACCTATTACAAGTGCTGCGTTATTTCCAACTGATGTTGCTACTGATATTCCATCGGCATCTAAGGCTACTGTGTCGGCAGTAATAGTTACTGCTTGTACATCTGAAATACCCATAATTTACTCCTTAACTAAGGTTTAAGTTAATTAGTGAGTATTCTGTATTTGCTGATACAGCCATTACGTCACCAACTTCCATCAACACATTGTCTGTTGCTGGAGCTACGCCACCTGCTGTACCACCTGAACGAACTGCTGCATTACCTGCAACTACTGTTCCTACAGTTAATAAAGCTGCTGGTCCTTTAATAACAGCCCAACCAAACTTGTTTGCTGCCATATCTCTTACTGTAGCACCCATTAAAGCACCTGTTTCTGTTGCTGGTGCAACTATTAGGTCATTACTTGGGTCAGCTAATAATGTTAGCTGTGAGTTAGTTGTTAAAGCAGTTGCTAAAGCATCATAACAAGTAATTATTATTGAAGGGTCTGCTGAATGGTCATGTGCTGGATTAGATTTAACTCTAAGCATTTGTCCTTCACCATTTACATCGTTTACCCAAAGGTAACCATTTGCATATTGGTTTAGAGTAATGTCAGTACCGCCTGTTTCTACAGAGATGGCTGTTTGACCTATTGCTACTACTGCTGTTGCAGACATATTTGCATGGTCAGAAACTACTGCTGGTTGTTGTAATAACTTACCTGCTGTTACTGCTGAACCACCAATGCCTACATAACGATAAACATTGTTACCGTAAATTAGTTTTGCACCTAAATCAAATGCTGCTGTTGTATCTTCTGCATAAGGGTTTGCTGTAGCTATTAATGAGCCACCTTTACCAACGATTAAGTCTGCTGGTCCAAATCCTGTAGTTGATGTGTATTTTAAATGAGAACCATCTTTAACTAAAAGTTGGTCATCTACTGTTAGATCATTATCTATATCTACTGATCCATTAATTTGAGCATTACCAGTAGAATCAAAATCAACGACAGTCGTAACTGCACCTGTTGATGAATCTATTGTAATTACTTCAAATCCGTTTTCGGACCTAACTGGTCCATTAAATGTTGTGTTAGCCATGCTTTTCTCCTGAAAGAAATAATTTATCATCTTGGCAAAGTCTGCTAGGGCAGTTGATAAATTGATTAATAAAAATACCTAGATTTATAATATAACATAAAAAAGGGGAGCGTATGCTCCCCTTTAAAGTTCTTACGAACTACCTGGTGATCCGAAGATACCGAGTGGATCAGATACACCGAAAGAATATCTTTCTCTCGCTTTATATCTAACATTACCAGTATCAAAGTCTCCGTCCATAGTAGTAGTCATAGGTGCTCTAACAAAATGCTTCATTCCGTCAGGAACATCAGTAGTAATAAAGAACGCATTAGTATCAGTTAAATAATGATTAACTGAATAGCCTTCTGGAATTACTCCATTAGTTTTGACCGCATTTATGTCATTGTCAGCAGTTCCAACTTTATAATCACTCTGTAACAATCTAGTTGCTACAAACTGTAAGTCTGATGGAATTATAAGCTTTCTAGCTTTTGCTGCAATTTTAAGTCCCCTTTCGTCTGTCCACTTGCCTATTTGAATGATTGCATCTTCTAGAGATGTTTCATTTAAATCTGCAGCAACAGAAGGTCTATTACTATTTGTACCGCCGTTTACAAGGGGGTGAGCTGTATTAAATAATGACACAGCGTCTCCTCCAGTAAAACTACCAAAACCATTATTAAGTGGAAATGCTGATTTTACTTGTTTTGTATAAGACATCGCACGAGCTAAAGCTTTAGTGTATCTAGCAGAAACAGACACATAAAGATTATCTTCCATTGCCTCCTCTGTAATACTGAATCCTAAACCAATAGTTTCATGTGTATATCTTGCGACATAAGATTCTTGAGCAGTATCATATGTGATAGCTGATCCTTCATCTTTTACTGGAGCGGCTCCAAAACCAGATAACTTTAATTCTTCTTCAAAACTTCTTTCAGAATTTTCAGTTACATAGATTTCTTCGTGCTCGTTTTCATAACGATTATATTCTTCACCGAATAGTGCGTTTAGTCCAGGTAAGAGTTGTTTTAACTCATTAGCTCTTGAAATAGCTGCCATAATTTACTCCTTAACCTATACCAGTTGTGTTTAACAACTGATGTCCGACATTAAACATTACTAATACATCAGTGTGGCTATCGCCTACAGCACTATCAGGACCATCGATAAAATCGACTATCTTTAAAGGTAGTGTTGCAGTTGCTGCTGCCGTTGATATATCAACCGTATTTTTGCTAGTACCAATAGCTGTACTTCCTGCAGTTTGTGTAACATTACAGTTCTTCCCTAGATCATCTAGAGTAGCAGAACCATCACATTGCATTTGCATTAGTATAAAAGGGTCACTAGCAACATAAGCCACAATATCGTCACTTGCTAAATTAGCATTGTACATTTGATTGGGCGTGAATTGCCCTGTAGAAGGGTCGGTGTAAGCACAACCAAGAAAAACACCAATTGGTGTACAAGCACTAGTACCTTCATCTTTTTGGATGGTGGTATTAGGATTGTCGTCACCCCACTTTACAAAATCGCCATAGAATATGTTTGTATCATACGCATTTTTAATTTTATAGTGTGTAACTTTTCCTTGATAAGGACTTCCAACAACAGTTCCAACAGGCTTTGCTCCGTTAGGAGTTGAACTTGATGACATAATTGTCTCCTTATTAAATAATTATAAATAAGAAACTATGAATCTTTACCAAAGGTCGTTCTTGATTTTCTCTCAAAAACTTGCTTAGTAGCCATTCTAGAATCTTGGTCTTTAAAATATGTGTTATCGACAGAGTCTACTTGAGATTGAGCTAAATCATTAAAATAATTATCTCTAGCTTCCGCTTTCTCTTTAGGCATCTTACATAACAACTGACCACCAATTTCCACATTACCTTTAACTGACCATTCTGAGTTATGGTCCATCATGTGAATTTGTAGTTCTGGATGATCCTCTAATCTACAAGGCTCCCATCCTTCCCTAAATTTCCTAGATACATTAGGATTATCAGCTTGTCCCAAAAGACTCGTTCTGATATACCTAAATACCCAACCTGCTTGTTCAGTAGGTGCTGGTAAATTTGATGGATTTTCCCAGCTTTGTATACGCTGAGAAGCCTCTCGGCTTTCTATTTCCCTAGGGGTACGCTCTGCTACTTTTTCTGTGCTAGCAGTTTTAAGTTCTTTATTATCTATTTCTGACATTTAAGACTCCTTTAATAGTTGGTTTGCATACTGCTCTGGAGTTATATTAAGTCGCCTTGCGAGAGCAACTTGACTCTGAGTCAGATGGATTTTGCGAGGTGGTTTACCGCTATTCCTCGTGGCGGGTGCTACAGGGTTCATTACCTGTCTCTTTGGTGCTTGTTGAATTACTTCTGTTTCATTAGAAGCTACATCTTGAACACCGAAAAAATTGGGAAATTGTTGTTTCATCTTTGCATCAACTTCAGAATAATACTTCTGAGAATCTTTAGCAGGATCAATTCCATTGGCTTGTAGTGATTGGTCTACATACATAGCAAAAGAAGTCATTTCTTTGTGCGATGAATCAGTTCCCATAAACCAAGGATTTTTCCTTGACCAATCATCCATGTCTGGGTCAGCTTGTTTTACAACTTGCTGTTGTTGTTGTACTGGTTCTACATATTGTGATGCAATGTTGTGTTGCATTGTTTGTGCATAATTACCAGCTTGTTGTTCTGCAAGAGTTGCTTGTGCTAATTCAGCTTGTGATGCCGACATAGCATCTGCATCGCCTTCTTCGTAAGCCTTTTTAAAAGTCTGCTGTGCATTGTATTTAGCCCATTGAGCATTATTAAGTGCTTGCTTATTAAGTACATCTCCACCTTGAGTTACAACTGATTGTAGCTTTTGGTTTTCAGACATTAAATTTTGTAATGCCTTTACAGCTTCCTGAGACTCTCTTAGAGCTTGTTCTTTTGCTCTACGCTCCTCATGGTACTCGTATTTAATTTTACTTATTCTATCGCCAGCTCTCTTACTGTAATCTGTAATCTCTTTATCTACAGTTTCATCATCTACAGGAGCTTCGTTTGTTTCAACTTTAGCGTCTCTTCTGTCTTGTTCAGGAATATCATTAACAATTTCTACTTCTACTTCATTACTTGATGAAGTATTTATTTCATTTGCAACACCAAAAAATCTATCTTCTGTAGATTGTGAAGCCGCTCCTGGGTTTGTATCAATAACTTGTTCAATGCTCTCACTCATGCTCTTACTACTCCTGTTGGGTCATCAACGACTGCTTCCACAGTATCGTCATTTATTAAACGAAACTCTTTCCCATACATTTTCATGCGAGTGCCTGAGTAAGCACGGAATATAACCCAATCACCTTCTTTGCACCAAGGTCCTGTTGGGAACCTTTTAGGGTCACCGTAAGCTTCTGAACCTAACTTTAAAACAAACCCACAAATATTGGAGGTTTCTTCGTCTATTACAGTTTTAGTAGCCTTTATGATTCCACCATCAGTCTTTTCTTTAGCCTGTGGCATTGCAACTAGCACTTTCCAGCCTTTTGGTTGAGGTAACTGACTTTTAATTTCATCACTTACATCTGGCTTTTCAACACTATCTGGTTTTGGTATCTTTACCGCTTTTACTTCTTTTTTTTCACTCATATTTTGCACGACTTTTAGGTGTCGAGTTCCTATTTTATTATGTGTTGTTCTTTCCAATCAAGAACTTCACGCTCTGCAAGGGCTAATCCCTCTATAACTCCTGTCATTCTCTTATACTCAGCAAAGTCTTTACAACCTCCTGTAGATATATGATCTGAACATTCGTTCATTAATTCTCTCAATTTCTTAGTTAAGAAAACGGAAAGTGATTGCTCTTTAATATCATTATTCATTCAGATTGATATCATTAACTAAATCTTTAGCAATGTCAAGTCCAAACCTTACATCATCTTTAACTTTCTGACCTTCTTTTTCTTCTCTATCTAGCAAATCGCTAGCAATACGTTGTCCTACATTCATTCCAGCAATTTCTGATTGAGATTTAATTCTAGCTTCTTCTAATTCTTTATTAGTTTTAAGTCTAGCAGCATCAATCATTATTTTAGATTCATCTATTTGTTGCTTATTAGCTACTTGAGTTTCTTTAATCTCTAGTTCTTTTTGTTTTGCTAATATTAATGGGTCTTGTGCTTGTTCTTGTATTCTTGCTTGTTCAGCTTGTGCAGCATTTGTAGAAGCTACTCGTTTAGCTGCTTCTGCAACTAGAGTAGATATACGTTTTTCTACATCTGCTGGTAAAGGCTCACCTACTGGAGGTAGCTCTATACCCATCTCTCTTTCAACTTGTTGTCTAAACTGTAATGCAAGATGTTGCATAATATAGTCTGAGCCAGCACTTTGAATAGTTTGAGCATTTGGACTCTGTTGTATTTTTGCAAGAATATTTGGGTCTTGTTGTGCAGAAGCCAATGTTTGTATATGAGCTTCATGGTCTTGTGACTCATATGCTTGTACAGCTTTACCATTAAGTATGTTCTGTACTGCTGTAACTGGATCAACTGCTGGTACATCCTCTTGAGGAGGTATTATAGTATCTACATCTTTGATGCCTAATACTTCTAGCATTTGTCTATGTAATTGAGCTAGGTCATACAACTGTGGTGCTTGTTGAGCTAATTGCATTGCCGCTTGATACTGCATAATTCTTTGAGCCATTGTTGCTGCGTTTGGATCAGAAACAGGTAGTATGTCTACTCTGTTATCAAAATCTTGTAACTTTATCTGCTGACCTTCTTCTACTTCGTAAGGGTAATTAGGCTCTGTAAAGTCTTTAATTACTGTTACAAGTATCTCAAATTCTCTTTTCATGGAAGCATGTAGTCTTGCTTGAACAGCACTCATAACTTTCATGTTTCTTTCTAGCAATGCTAGAGTTGTTCCAACAGGTGCCTGACTATTCATGTCAGATGTTTTCATTTCAGCTATGCTAGCAAACTTCTTGCCTTCTTCTACTATGTTTTGTAGTAATGAAAATAATGTTGGTGAAGGTTCTTTGTAAGGTAGGAATGTAATATTGTCTCTGATAGCACCACCTGGTACATCTACATCTCTAAACTCACCTGGCATTATAGGACTGTCATCACCTTTGATACGAAGTCCTCTAGATTTCAAACCACCTGGTAAATTACTTAAAGTACCTGCATCTACTAACTGTCTTAATATTGATGTAGCTGATTTAGCTAATCCACCAATCATATGTATTAAACCAAAACCATAAAAGCCTAGACCTGGTAGGTATTGGTAATGTACAAAGTGCATCCTTCTTAATTTTGCAACATCATCTTCGTAATAGTTTCTTCTAATACTAAGAATAATGCCTGAAGGACTATCTATTGAGATAACATAAGGTAACGCTATACCTGTATCTTCTCCATTTTCATCCTTATCCTCAAACCCTTTAAGGTCTAAGTCTACCTGCATTTCTAATATTGTATGACGAGTATCATAGCTATAACTTTCTGAATGACCTGTCATATCACTATACTTTTTAGCAATATCTGATGACGAAGGTTTTGCATCTGGTAATTCTATGTCTCTATAAAATCCACTAACCTGCATTTTTCTTACATCATTAGCTGACTTCTTCATTACATGAGTAGCTCTTTCACATGTCTCTAAATCACTTGCACCATAATTAACTACAACATCCTCTGCTGGTACAAATATACCGCTTGGTCTGTTTAGTGTTGGGTCAAAATAAACTTTTCTAAATGCTGAACCTGCTAAAGGCAAAGAAAATAACATCTTCTCTGTTTCGCCACGATATTCAGTCATCTCATAAGTAAGAAGATAATTTAAATAATCTTGTACTCTTTGACTTTGTTTTTCTTTGGTTGAATCTATTGGTCCTACTATTTTAGTTCTAACTGGACCTGCTGCTGGAAATATCTCTGATATAGCTTGTGATTGGAATTTAATTACCGCTTCACTAAGCATAGGATGGAATACACCGCACGCTCCTGCCCAAGGTGTAGTTCTATCTTCTATTTTTAAACCAAGTTGATCTAAGCCTTTTACATAGCTTTCTTCCCAATCTGATCTTGATTCTTTATCTGCGTTGAACGCACCTATTAATTCATTGCCTATTGAATTTAGTTCATCTTCTTCAATAAAATCTACTAAGTTAGAATCAAAGCTTTCAGTTCCTGCTTCGGATGAGTTAGCATCAAAGTCAACAATCATGCCACCATCTTCGGTTTCTGTTGTTACTGCTTCTGATAATTCTTCCATATCAACTTCTAAGCCATCTTCAGGCTCCATCTCTACTAAACCATCTATAGGTGTAGCAGGTGTGTATTGTTTTTCTATAGCCAACATATTCTCCTAGTAATAATCTGCTTTACGGTTATGTTCTAATGGTTCATCTTCTTCATCTGTATCTAAAGGAACAAATCCGCCTTGTCTGAATCTTAACAGAGCTTGCGTACTGCTATCAACTAAATCGTCATGTTCCATATTAGGAAATCCAGCGAACTCTTCTACCACTTCTTCTGCCCATCTAGTTTGAGGAGCCCATACTACACCTGAAGCAAATAGATCAGATACGGCATTTACCCTAGATATCTTATCATTTCCACGACTAGGAGTATATTCTTGTACTGGTATACCCATTGCTCTTAATTCAAAGATCAAAGGTAAGCCAGCCGCTTTAGCCTCTACAATGAACGCATCTGGTTTATACTCGTTGTACTTATCAAAAGCTCTCTTCTTTAAATCTGGGAACTCTAGACGCTCCTTATAGGCATCTAAGAGTATTAAGTTTGGTGCCGAAAAACCATCGTCATCTTCTTTGTAGAAAACTCCCCATGTGGTACAAGCCGAATAGTCAGCTCTTTGGTTTTTAAGAAAAGCAGTATCCCATGATTGAATTACAAATTCACACTCAGGGGGATTCTTGTTCTGCCACATTCTCCACCATTCTCTTTTAACTAAAGCACCCTCTTCAGAAGTAGGGTCTTGTTGATACTGAGCCATCCACTTTGAACTAGGCAATTCAGCCTTCAAAGCTTCTAACTCTTCTAATTTCCAGAAAGCATCCCACAAAGGCTTACCAGAAGGTAAGATTGCAGGTAGTTCTATAACTTCCCATTGGTCAGCTCCGCCTCGTTTAACACTAGCATCCACTACTTGACCTGTTAAATCTTTATTATGCCATCTAGTCATAACCACAACGATTGCACCATTAGGCTGTAAACGCTGTCTAGGACCAGAGGTGTACCATTCATAGGTACGATTGAACACATTTATATCTGAACTTGCACCCTCTTGTTCTGAATGAGGGTCATCAATGATAAGCAAATCAGCACCTTTACCAGTAACCGCTCCGCCTACACCAATCGCAAAATACTCGCCACCTTTGTTCGTGTTCCAACGACCAGCAGCTTTTGAATCCGACTGTAAACTTACATTCGGAAATATCTTTTTATAATCTTTACTATTAACAAGGTTTCTAACCTTTCTACCAAAGCCAACCGCTAATTCTGCGGTGTGAGCTGTCTGTATTATTTTCTTTTCAGGTCTGCTTCCCAGAAACCATGCAGGTAATAGGTAAGACGCAAACTCGGATTTGGTATGTCTAGGTGGCATGTTGATGATTAAACGCTTTAATTCACCCCTTGCTACCCTTTCAAATGCATCAGCCATGATCTTATGATGAGGTCCTTCTATAAAAGCACTCCAAACCTCTCCAACAAAAGCCATATAGTTGTCCGCACATTTCTCTCTGGACTTGGCATCTGCTAGTTCATCTAATAAACCCAATAGTTCTTTCTTCTCTTCTAAAGAAAGGTTTTGTACTTGGCTTAATATCTGGTTACTCATACATCTCCTATACTAGATAGGAAGTAAATACCTCCTAAAATTAAAAACTTAATAAGTTCATAACAATATGTACCTATCAATAGGTAGATACTCTACTAGTAGGTACCTACTAGATGTAAATCACGCTAGATTTTAACATAATTGCACATCTTCACAGAAAAGACAACCATTTTTATAAAATAATGGGGGGGGTCTAGGGACCCATAGGTCTTTCCTAGAAAAATTATATATTATATGTATGAAAAACGCTATCAAAATGCAATATAGGGGGTACCCCTGCAAAAGTTAGTAATATCCTGTGCATATCACTATGTATATATGATAGGAGGAGTCCCGCACGCGTGAATGGGGGTAGCCCCCTCTCTCTATAGTGGGAGATCGAAACACTATATGTTGTGCTTCTGGGCGATCTCGAAAACACTACATGTTGTGGTTGGGTCTATATATAGTGCATCCACATATTGCACCCCATAGCGTGTTAT